ACATTGGAAATTTAGTGGTTCACCCTGTCAATGCAAAGAACCAGACTTCCCGAATGCTCGCTTAATAGCAATGGTTGGACTTCAAGAATTTTGCTATAAATGGGCAGTTGAATGTTTAAGAGTCCTAAAACCAGGCGGACACCTTTTAGCGTTTTCGGGAACTAGAACCTATCACCGAATGGCAGTTGCTATTGAAGATGCAGGCTTTGAAGTAAGGGATATGTTGGAGTGGATTTATGCCAGTGGCTTCCCAAAAAGTTTGAATGTAGGTAAGGCAGTGGATAAATCCATCGGAAAACTCACATATTTTAATGAGTTTAGAAAAGAATTGAGACAAATTTGGAAAAGAAGTGGGATAACCCAACAAGCAATTATAAAAGAGATTGGAAGTGAGGTTGTATGGCATTGGTTTGGTAATTCACAACCGCAAATACCCTCAAAAGAAAATTGGGTAAAGCTTAAATCTATCTTAAGAATTGAAAGTGGTGATTTAGATAAAGTTTATGACAAAGCCGAGAGAGAGGTGCTTGGTTTTCGGGACGATTTCGTTAAAAGAAGATGTAAAAAAGAGCCAGATAGTATATGGAATAAGGGGAAAAATTTTGGAAGTTTAGATTTTTCTAACAAACAAGGAGAGATAACTGAACCAGCAACCGATTTAGCAAAACAATGGGAAGGGTTTGGGACAGCTTTGAAACCTTCTCATGAAAATATTTGTATGGCTCGTAAACCTTTATCCGAAAAAACCATTGTAGAAAATGTATTGAAACACGGAACAGGTGCGATTGATATTGATTCCTGTCGAATCCCTACAAGTCAGCAAGATATAGATTTATTAGAAGCAAAGAGCAGTAAAAATCCAACAGGTGTAAAAAGTGCTTTTGGTGGTGGTATAGCAAGTAAACCAGATATGCAAGGTCGCTTTCCCGCAAATTGCATCTGCACAGATGATGCTTTGAATGATGGGGTGATGACGAAGAGTGGAACAGGAAAAAGCGAAATGACCGCAAATGATATAACAAGAGAAAATGCAATGCAGTTTAGTAAAGAAAAACACCAATTCTCTTTTGCTGACTCAGGCTCAAAATCCCGATATTTCGATATAGATGTCTGGGCAGAAAAACACGGACTACTACAATTCCCTAAAGCAAGTAAGAGAGAAAGGAATGAGGGGTGTGATGGGTTGGAAAAGAAACTACCAGCTGGAGGTGCTGATAAATGGACAGAACAAGATAGGCGTAAAGGGGAAGGAATAACAGCACAACCAAGAGCAAACCACCACCCCACAGTCAAACCAGTCCACCTTATGTCTTGGCTTGTAAGATTAGTCAGTAAAGAGGGTGATTTGGTTTTAGACCCTTTTATGGGAAGTGGAACAACTGGAGTGGCCTGTAAACTTTTGAACAGAGACTTTATCGGCATTGAATTAAGCGAAGAATATTACAAAATCGCCGATGCTAGAATAAAAGCGTGGGAACCCGACAAACAACAATCTCTCCTCCAATAAGCAAACAATCACTATGAAAAATAATTTATCAATCTAATCAAGGGGCGTTGCTATGAAAAAATATCAGATAATTTATTGCGATCCGCCTTGGAAATACAATAGCCGAGCTAATCACAAGACAAGATTTCGGGGGGGTGCGTGCGGGCATTATTCTCTAATGACAATGGATGAAATACGCACACTGCCGATACAAGAATTATCTGATAAAAACTGCGTTTTATTTCTCTGGACAACATTCCCATGCCTAGAAGGTCAAATAACATTATTCAAACATTGGGGATTTAAGTATAGGACACTCGGATTTAGTTGGATAAAGACAAATCCCAAAAACGGAAAACCATTTTTTGGAGTCGGATATTATGCCAAGAGTAATTGCGAGGTTTGCTTAATGGGGATAAAAGGAAAGTTGAAACCAATCAGCAATAAGGTTTCATCGGTTGTAATTTCTCCCCGCAGAAAGCATAGTCAAAAACCAGATGAGGTGAGAGAAAAAATAGTTGAATTGTTCGGTGATCTTCCCCGTATTGAGTTATTCGCAAGGGAAAAGAAATGCGGATTTGATGTATGGGGTGATGAAGTTGAAAGCGATATAAATCTCTAATCCCTTTTTATAAAAGAAAACCTATGAACGAACTAGAAAAATTCGAGGAAGAGTTTTTAACCAATCCCGCCAAGAAATCTTGTTATTTAAGCGGAGATGAAAAAAGAGAAATAGTCAGGTGGCTAAAATCCCACGACCAACGCCTTCTCAAAGAAATAAAAGATAAGGTCATAAAAGAAATAGAAAGGGCGGTTAAAGAATCCGAAAAAGAACTCGGAAGTCCGAATGTTTATATAGATATGGTCGGTGAAATAGCCATAGAAAACATAGAAAATCTAATTACTAATTTAGAAAAATGAAGAAGCGGAAAAATAAAATATCTCGTCAGAGGAAATGGATGATAAACAAGACAAAGCAAGGCTTATGTATGATTTGTGGAAAACCAAATGTAATAAAAATGTATTGTGAAAAACATCGCCAAATGCACAATGATATTAATAAAAAATACAAAAAGTTAATAAAATCAACCCCTAATTAAATAAAAACAATGAAAGAAATTAAATTTAGAGCATGGGATAAAAAAAAGAAAGAATGGCTTGATGTATTTTGGGTAGGGAGTGAGGGAGGATTTTATATCCCTTATTATAGAGGTTCTGACCCACTAAAATTAGACCCAAACAATAAAGGAAGATTTGTTGAGTTAATGCAATACACTGGTCTCAAAGACAAAAACGGAAATTTGACAGAAATATATGAGGGTGATATTATTGATATAGATGGTAAAGTAATTGGTAATCTATATCAAAACAATGAGCTACTCAAAGACACAACTAATCTCCTTATACAAGACTTTGGCGGAAAAACTTGGTGTGCAACCTACAAAGAAGCAATGGAGCGAGGGTGCAGATACTCCGAGTGATATGCCGATAAGAATGAATTTTGGTAATTGGACTAATTTTGTAAAGGAGTGTGGATTTGAACCATTAAAAAGCGAAATATCAATACAGGCTAGGCTAAATTCAATCAAGGCTCATAAGGGTCATAGAAGCACAGCCTGGAAGGGTGGAAAAATAAAAGATAAATTTGGGTATATTCTTATTTGGAAACCAGAACATCCAAATGCAAAGATAGCTGGATATGTCCACGAACACCGATTAGTAATGTCTAAAAAACTAGGAAGACCATTAGAAAGTTATGAATTTGTCCATCACAGAAACGGAATAAAAGACGACAATAAATTAAGTAACTTAGAATTATTAACTAAAAAAGTCCATCGTGGTGAGGTTGAATGTCCTTACTGCCAAAAGACTTTCACAATTAGATGAGGACAATCAAATTTCGTTTCTACTCAAAAAAATCAGGAATGACTTGCCCCGAAGTTTATACTTCACGGGACTTGATTGAGGATGAAAATTGGAAAGTGATGCAGTTTACAGGATTAACCGACCGCCACGGAAAAGAAATTTATGAGGGAGATATTGTGAAGATTGGAAGTGATTTAGGAAAGATTAATTATTCTGAAAAATATTCTGGTTTTAGGGTTTCTAAAAAGGGACAAGGTATCTATTTGTCTGATTTTAATAGTGCTGGTGGTTGCGAAGTTATCGGAAATATATACGAAAATCCTAAACTAATTAAATAAAAACAATGAAGATACAATACTTGACAAATATTTTCAATCTGCTATAGCGGGTGTTAGATATTTATTAAATAAAAAGAAATAAAATATGTTGCAATTATTAGAGAAGAAAAAAAACTGGAAAAGGGGTGAAATAGTGTGCGACCGAGTGGCCTATCAATGCGAAAACGACCACGAATATTTTGTTTGGGATGAAAGAACACACACCCTAATTTCTATAAAGAAATAAAATGAAAAAATATGTTTTCATTATTATTCTGGCTCTTATTCCTTTTAAATAAAAACAATGAAGATAGATGGATCATAACCACGCAAACTGTAATCTAAGAGAAATAAAAATACCAAAAGGCAAATTCAAGGGAAATGATTTTTATTTTAGCTGTTCCTGGTGCGAGGATCATCAAGTGGAAGTTTGCCGGTGCGGTTGGGAGTTTGGGCATCACTTCAACACAAATTCAAGGAACCTAGACAAATCCACTTACCCGGAACACATAAACCAACACCGGGGATTAAGCGAAGAAGAATGTAAAAAGTTATTGGAAAATAAATGTATATAACGTTTGCCCAATTTGAAATAATAGAACGGGACGATGAAATGAAAAGAAAAGTCAAAGAAGTGATTGATGAAACCGGATACGGAGAGATAACAAGGACGATCAAAATACAAGATTCAGAGATTGTTTTGGAGGAGTATTGCACAACAACACGAAAAAAGCCAATAGTCAACTAGACAACGTTCGAAAAATAGTACAAGATAATTATATCAATGGATGACGGAACTACCGAGTCCGTTGGTTAGAACGCCAATAATGGTGTTTTTGACCAACGGACTTTTTTATTTTACCGTTCGCTGGTCATTGTTTTGGAAATATAGACAGGCCGTACGCCCTGATTAGCGGGGCGATAGAATAAAAAGAAACCAAATGAATGAAACCACAACTAATAACCCAATCCCAACTGAATTTACTGAAGATAATGTCGGCAATAAAGCGAATAAAGTCGGAAGACCACTTAAATTCAAATCAGTTGAAGAATTGCAAAGTAAGATTGAAGCCTATTTCAAGGAAACACCCAAAGAAGAGTGGACGATAACGGGATTAGCTTTAGCACTTGACACGTTCAGAAGTGTATTGTGCGACTATGAAGACAAAGATGAATTTGCCTACACGATAAAAAGAGCTAAGCAGATTATTGAAAACGGATATGAAATAGATTTGAAAAAATACGGAAGAACGGGAACGATATTTGCTCTAAAGAATTTTGATTGGAAAGATAAATCAGAACAAGACATAACTAGCGGAGGAGAAAAGATAAATAAGGTTTTAGTTGAATTCATCGATGGAAACAACGATTCAAATACCGAGGGAATTCAAGAGACTGTTTGATAAAGATTGGAGAGAGGCGGCGGTGTATGGAGGGAGGTATT